TATCTAATTTGGCATATCTTGCTGGAGTGATACTATTAACGACGAATTAGATACTACTATTCATAATAACGTATTAAAGAATTTTCTAAATTCTGATAGATTAAATCATATTGTTTCAAAAAATCGAACAATCGAGTTAGATGAATTAACAGAAATTATTCTCGCATATAACAAAATCTTGTTTATAATTCCAGGTGGGAGTGAGGTTAAATACCTTACCAAGAGTTATGAATTTTTAAAGAAAATAGGATTTACTTCTAAAGATTGTTCAGTCATGTTTAGATTAGAAAAACAATCCGATTTACAAAATTGTAATAAATTTATACATGATAATTCTCTAAATAATCCTATAGATGAAAATACGAAATTTATTTTTGTTAGTGTAAAAATTCCTAAACCGTTGATTGAATCAAATACAGATTTCGATTTAATAATCAACTTTGGTCTCAATTCATCGCATTTTACTTTACAGCAATTTATAAAAAATCATCATAATGTTATTTTTATGAATCCATCTAGTACTGCAGGTAAAAATTATGTCTACGTGTAAGATTATTATCAAAGATGAAGTTAATGTAAAGGTTGAAGGGTTGGACCTCGATATGCGTAAGGCCTTGGTTAAAAAATTTAAAATGGTCGATCCTACAGCTAGATTTAGACCATCATACCGTCTCGGACGATGGGACGGCACGGTAAGCTTCTTCGGTATTGGCGGAACTACATACTTAAATATGTTAGATCAGATTCTAATTGAATTAGAAAATAACAATTATTATATAGAAGTCGAAGATTTGAGATCTAGCCCGGCTTTAGAATTTGATAAGATTACCCAAGAGTTTTGGGGAGAGAAATGCTGGCCTACAGGACATAGATTTGAAGGTCAACCAATTAGGTTGCGTGACGATCAAGTCGAGGTAGTAAATACGTTCTTAGCTAATCCACAGGCCTTGCAGGAAGTAGCTACAGGAGCAGGTAAAACGATTATGACTGCAACACTTTCAAAAATTTGTGAAAAGTACGGTCGAACAATTACTATTGTTCCTAACAAAAGCCTTGTGGAGCAAACAGAAGAGGACTTTATAAATGTCGGATTAGATGTCGGGGTCTATTACGGTGATCGTAAAGATCTAAACAAAACTCATACAATTTGTACTTGGCAAAGTCTAAACATTTTAGATAAAAAATCTAGAAACTTTGAAGAAAGCAACGAAATGGTAACTTTGTCAGAATTTCTCGAAGGAGTTAGTACAATTATTGTTGATGAAGTACATATGGCTAAAGCTGACGTACTTAAGAAACTATTGACACATAATCTGCGTAATACTCCGATTCGATGGGGGCTAACTGGAACTGTTCCTAAAGAAGCGATAAATTTTCAGAATATCAAAGTCAGTTTAGGCGAAGTAGTAGGTAGAGTCAGTGCCCACGATTTGCAACAAAAAGGGATTCTTAGTGAATGTCACGTTAATATTATTCAAACAGGCGAATGGAAAGAATTTTCTAGTTATGCAGAAGAATTAAAATATCTAGTTACAAATGATAATCGCATAACTTATTTGTCTAGTAAAATTGCAGAAATATCTAAAACTGGTAATACTCTAGTATTAGTTGATAGAATCGAGTGCGGCAACATGCTCAAAGAAAAGTTAGCCGCCAATACCGGAGAAGAAGTAGCATTTGTTTCAGGCGCTGTTAAAACCAAAGACCGAAAGGAAGAATATGATGAAATTGCTGTTACGGACAACAAGATTATTGTGGCTACTTACGGTGTGGCTGCTGTTGGTATTAATATTCCCCGTATTTTTAATCTTGTATTGCTCGAACCCGGTAAGTCATTTGTTCGAGTTATTCAAAGTATTGGACGAGGAATTCGAAAAGCAGAAGACAAGGATTTTGTCCAAATTTGGGATCTAACGGCAGCAAGTAAGTATGCTAAACGACACCTAACAGAAAGAAAACGCTTCTACAAAGAAGCACATTACCCATTTACAATAGAAAAGGTTAATTACAATGACTAATAAATTTTCAATAATTACTCCCACGATGTGGAAGTATCCACCTCATATACGATTTCTTGAAGATCTTGTTGATCATGATTATGTAGACGAAATTATCTTAATTAATAATGACCAAGCTGCTCTCCCTAAAAATTGCGGAGTATTAACACATAGTAAGATTAAAATATATAATTTTTTAGAAAATATCGGAGTCAATCCCGCATGGAATCTAGGTGTTAATATTGCATCTAATAAACAAATATGTTTATTGAACGACGATATGGTATTCGATTTAACACTACTTAAAAAAGTCAGCAAAGTCTTATCAGCCGATACCGGAGTTATTGGAATTTGTAACGAGAATCCACCAACAACCGGTTGTATTGATATTCATCCGTGGGTTGGACAAAATACATTAGGATTCGGGTGTCTTATGTTTGTTCATAAAGATTGGTGGATTGATATTCCAAGTCAACTAAAAATTTATTACGGAGATAATTGGATATTCGACACTTGCTTAATAAGAAACAAGCCTATCTACGTAATTACAGATTTACTTTATAAAACAGAGTGGGCAACTACTTCAAGATATACTCCATCTCATGTTATACACGATGAAGGAGCTTTATATAATATTTTCATTGACGAATTTAGAAAGAATCAGTTAAAATAACAACTATGCAAATTTTAACCTTAGAAAATAAAACATTTTATCTTAACGATCTTCCTGAAGAAGTTGATGATGATTTACGATTCAGTGTTATGGATAATAGTGATCCGTCGAACACTGATTACTTTTTCATTCCATTAATCTTCTTAGAAAGTTTCACTGCTCCGGCAGCGGTACTACAAATCGGTGAATATAAACTCACGATGCCATTGGATTGGTGTGCTGTTGTTGGGGATCCGGAAGGCCCGGAAATGGAAGTATTGCCACTAACTAGTTTAAACGATCGAGGCTTTAAGACCTTTTGTTTTAATCCTTTAAGTTCGTATAGACCCAATTTTCTTGATATCGATATTATCGATGTTTATAGAGATGTTAAATGGTATTTTCCAAAAATGAAACCCGGCCAGCTTTTAACTACTCCGTTACATGGAGGAGATAAACCTACATGTTCTTTCTTTGTAAAAGAAGTTAGCCGTCAAAGCGAAATTATAGATTATACCAAATGCTGGTAAACAATAATTGGATTTAAAAAATGGCACTTGACATTAAAAGAGAACTTGCCGCAGTCGATACGAGAAATCATAGTTTCTATGATGAACTTACGGAAGCGGAAAAGAAATCACTCAGTCCCTATGTATTGATGCGTTATGTTAGTAACGTTGATTCGGATAATAGAGAACTGCAAGAATGGTTCGTAGAAATGACTAATGAATTAGTTAATAAGAATCATTGGCAATTAAGCAAAGACCATAAACCGCTCTTATGGAAATTAATGGCTAGTGTAGGCATCGGAAAGAGATTTTATCATCCTTACTTAGCGCAAGGAAAAAAAGAAAAAGTAATTAAAATTGAAAAATTAATTTCTGAACTCAACCCCGCAATGAAACTTGAAGAAGTTAAAATGTTAGCTTCTTTAATGTCTAAGGATGATATTAAAGAACTATTTGACGACATGGGCTTTGATAAAAAGCAGAGGAAAGAATATGAATAATGTTAAAGATATCTGTGAATGTTATCAATGTATTATCGATAACGATATTAAAGATCCTCTTAGTCAATTTCCGTTGTATCTTACTCGAATAATTTTATGTCCTGAATGTGGAAATAAGCGTTGCCCCAAAGCTACCGATCATCGAAATAAATGTACTGGTAGTAATGACTCTGGACAACCAGGTAGTAGGTATTTTTAATGGTAGATCTAGTAGAACAGCCATTTACTTGTGTGCATTGCAATAAGAGTTTCATGAAAGAAAATACGCTTATCGCACACATGTGTGAAAATAAAAGAAGAGCAATGCAGAAAGACGAAAAACGTGTTCAAACAGGATTGCTGGCATACAATAGATTCTATCAAATAACTCAAAATGCTAGAAAAGTTAAAACCTACGAAGATTTTTGTAAGAGCTCTTATTACAACGCATTTGTTAAATTTGGAAGTTTTATAAACAATATAAATCCTTTATACCCAGAAAAATTTGTAGAACATGTAATTAAAAGTGGCGTAAAATTAGATCACTGGTGTAAGGACGAGTTGTACGAAAATTATCTATATAGTATGTTAAAAACTGAACCAGTTGAATCAGCCGTACAACGATCGCTACAAACTATGATGGAGTGGGGCGATCTAAGTCAAGCACAGTTTAATCATTATTTTAATTATGTAAATCATAATAGAGCAGTACATGATATACGTAACGGCAGTATATCGCCTTGGGTTATTTTAAATTCAAAGAGCGGAAAGAAAATGGTTGAAACATTTAACGATGAGCATTTAGAATTAATTGCTCCAGCATTTGATGTTCCATTTTGGATTAGTCATTTTAAAAAGAATCCAGCTGATGTAGAATTAGTTAAAGAAATTTGCAAAGAAGCGGGTATAGAATGAATATCAAAGGAGATATTGACATCGATTTTTCAGATCGAGAAGAAATCTTATCAAAAATTCCACATGTTGCTGCTGCACGTATTGAGCGTGGAGAATTAAAGAAACACAATACCGGTATATATCTACAGAAAATACCCGTCAATCCGATAACTAATATCGCTACCATTGATTATGAAACTGCAGAAAAGCGCGGGTATTTTAAATTAGATTTTTTAAATGTCAGCATATATAAAGACATTAAAAGCGAAGATCATTTAAATGAACTAATGAATAAGGAGCCATTATGGGAACTTTTACTTCGAGACGAATTCGTAAATCTACTATTTCATTTAAAGGGACACGGGGATGTGCTGAGGAAGACTTGCCCTACTTCAGTGGAACAATTAGCTGCAGTCCTTGCGATGATACGCCCCGCGAAACGTTATCTGATTGGGAAAGATTGGACTACGGTGATGAACGAGATCTGGGTGAAACCGGATAATAATGAATCTGAATACTATTGGAAAAAAAGCCATGCGTTTAGTTATTCATTATTAGTTATTGTACATATGAATTTATTATGTGAACAACTAGAACACAATACAGTGTGATTTTTTAACTTAGTATAAATAAAATTATACTAAGGATTTGCTATGTCGAGAAAAGGATGCCCAAATAAGATCCAATCAGGAATATGTTATCCGCGTAAATGTAAATTTTGTGAGCATATATCTAATAACTCTTCGACGTATCATTATCATAAAAAGACACATGAACATATACCACCTGGACAGTTGTGTGATCATGGATGCGGGCAGATTGCCTCGATGTTAAATACCAATGGAAAATATACCTGCAAAAAGATTGCACAACATTGTCCGGAATATATTAAAAAACATTCTATACGTGTTTCTAACCAATGGAAAGATGCTATAGAGAGAAAAGAAAAAACTAAAAAAACTTTTTTAAAACATTGTGTAGAAAATCCAGTTATTACAAAAAAACAGAAAGATTCTTTAAAAAAGAAATGGGGGGATCTTACTCCTGATCAAGCTAAAGATTATAGACATTATGCTAGACGAATTAGATCAAAAGCACAACGATGGGCTAAAGAACAAGGTTATATTCTCGGAAAACAAACATATCATGTAGATCATAAATTAAGCATTTGGGATGCATACAAGGCAGGTTTATCTGAATCTGTAGTAAATCATCCGGCTAATTTACAAATTATCGACGCCAAACAAAACAGCAGCAAAGGTTCTAACAGTTCAATAACAGTTAATGAACTAATGCACTTGATAAGAAAAAGTGTTACTTGACCTTTCTAACACTACGAACTAACTGTATAGACTTACGCTTAACACGTTTTTCTGCAATTTCACCCAGATTAACAACGGGCCCGAACAGTATTTCTAAATCTTTTGCATTAAATGTTTTAATATATTCTCTAAAAAATATCATTTCTTTCTTTAAAAATATGTTGATAGGAATTTGTCTATTACTTTCCCACCACCATATTTCACCTAATTCGATCAACCGTTGCTTGTCTACTTCAGATTTTATACTGGTATAATCATAGATACTAGCAACATGGGTATCTATATTGAGCACAATACCTATATATTCGATATCTTTCGATTTTATACAGGTTATAAATGGAAAATTTAGTTGGAAGTCGTCTCTCGTTGTTGTCATGTACCATAAATATGTAATATGAAATTACCAGTCTATTTATACCCAAATTTATTCGAAGTCATATTAGATTTGGACGACAATAATAACAGGATCTACCAAGTTATGTATCAACGACAATTAAAACTACAAAAAGGTGTTAAAAACACTATACAAGTTCAATTTAAAAATAGTGATCAAAAATTACTCAATGTTAGCTCCGGCACCTTTGTAATGTCGTTATTTGATGAGGTAAATCAACGTTCGTTAATACAAAAAAATATAACAATTTTAGATGACGGAGTTACTCCGTTGCTTCGGGGACTAGGTCAAGTAGTATTCACAGAAAGCGATCTAGAAGCATGCGAAAGCGTTTATTATAAAATAGGATTTAAAGCTTTAGATACTGATGGCAGTTATATTCCGGCCTATGCAAACACCTATTATGACATAGCAGGAACTATTGAAGTACGTCATGATCTTTTCCCTACATTAATTCCTAGTCAAGAAGTAGATAATAATGCATTTATGGTGTTTTATAACAGAGATACAAATGCATTACAATATGAATATTACTCGGGCAATTTAAATGCAAATCCTGCATTTAAATCAAATGTTGCACTGCACACTGCAGCAGTTTACATGACCAATTATATCGGACAAGTATTAATCGAAGGTACTTTAGAAAACGATCCGGCTACTTATGGCAATTATGCAACAATTAGTAATAAAACTTATTCAGGGTTTACTGGGATTGATTATACAAATTTTAATGGGATCTTTTCAAAAGTTCGTGTGCGTTATATCCCTGCTAAAAATCCGATAACCGGTCAAAATAACGATCCTGCGTATGCCGGAACTGTTGACAAGGTGCTGTATAGAAGTTAAACTTTCTGTATGAACCTCATACAGACAAGCTTAAAGGCATTTTTGCCTAATAAAAGAAAATCAACCAGTGGTGGGTGGATTTCTTTTAATAGTCCTTGCTGCGTACATAGAGGTGAAAGTAAAGATATAAGATCGCGTGGCGGTATTATGTTTACTGCTGAGGGATTTGTTTTTTCTTGTTTTAATTGCGGATTTAAAGCAGGATGGAGCCCGGGCAAACCGATTAGCAAGAATACTAAAAATTTACTTAAATGGTTAGGTGTTCCTGATTCAGAAATAAACAAAATTGTTCTAGAAGCAATAAGAGAAAAAGATCAGATATCACCTGAAACAAAAGAATTTAATTTTAATTTAAAAGAAGAAGAATTTCCTAAAGATTGTTACTCTTTTAAAGACTTGATAGCATTAGATTGCGATGAACCTGACTTTCTATTATGCAAGGAATATATAGAAAAACGAGGGTTTTCTATCGACGATTTTGATTGGCATTGGTCTGCAACCGCAGCTTATCGAGATAGAGTTATCATACCATTCTATCTTGAAAAAAAGCTAGTTGGATATACAGGACGCAAAGTTAAAGAAGGAATGCCTAAGTATCTATCAAAAAGTCAGCCAGGATATGTTTTTAATTTAGATAGGCAGACATATGATAGACAATATGTTATAGTTGTAGAAGGACAGTTTGATGCAATAGGTATAGATGGTGTTGCTATCATGACTAATGAACCTAGCGAAATTCAGTGTGCTAGAATCAATATGCTAGGTAAAAAAGTAATAGTAGTACCTGATAGAGATAAAGCAGGGGCTAAACTATTAAAAGCTGCGATAGATAACAATTGGGCAGTTAGTTTGCCTCCTTGGGAAGAAGATATTAAAGATGCTTCAGATGCCGTTAAGAAATATGGGCGGATCTATACTTTGGCAACAATATTACACTACCAGGAAGAAAATAAGATAAAAATAGAATTATATAAAAAGAAACTGGAGAAACTTGATGGCAAATAAAACCGATTATAGTTATGATGTTCAAAAAGTCTATTTAGAAATGTTTTTAGGTGATGCTGAAACATTTATTCGTTGCCAGAACATTTTTAATCCTGATAATTTTGATCAACGACTACGAGCTGTTGCAAAATTTATGACTGAATATGTAGACCAATATAAAGTCATGCCCGAATCCTCGATTATTAATGCAAACTGTAAATCAGATTTAACTCCTGCAATTGTGCCTAAAGAAAATTATGATTGGCTGCTTAATGATTTTGAAAACTTTAGTAGGCATAAAAGTCTAGAGAGGGCTATCATCGAAAGCAGTGATTTACTCGAATCAGGCGATTATGGGCCAGTGGAAAAGTTAATTCGCGATGCAATACAAGTAAGTCTGAGTCGTGATATGGGTACCGATTATTGGGCCGATCCGCGTGCCAGGTTGATGAAACTAAAAGAAAATAACGGACAAGTTAGTACAGGATGGCCTAGTATTGATAGGAAACTGTATGGAGGATTTAAACGTGGTGAATTGAATATTTGGTGTGCAGGATCCGGCGGCGGTAAGAGTTTATTCTTAGCAAATCAAGGATTAAACTTTGCACTAGCAGGTCTTAATGTCATTTATTTTACGTTTGAGCTTAGTGAAGAACTAGTTAGCATGCGTATTGATAGTATGGTAACAGGAACTGCTACTAGAGACGTCTTTAAGAACTTAGATGACGTAGAATTGAAGGTAGCCATGATGCGAAAGAAGGCGGCTGAAATTCAGGTCAAATATCTTCCTTCTGGCAAAAATTGTAACGATTTAAGGTCTTATTTGAAGGAATATCAGGTCAAAACAGGCAAAAAACCAGACATAATTTTAGTGGACTACTTAGACCTTATGATGCCTCTGTCGATAAAAGTAAGTCCGAGTGATCTATTTGTTAAAGACAAATATGTTAGTGAAGAACTACGTAATTTGGCTATGGAAATGCAAACGGTAGTAGTTACAGCAAGTCAGTTAAATCGTGCAGCAGTAGAAGAAATTGAGTTTGATCATAGTCATATTTCCGGTGGTTTAAGCAAGATTCAAACAGCCGATAATGTAATCGGTATCTTTACTAGCCGTGCTATGAAAGAAAGAGGGCGTTATCAGATACAGTTTATGAAAACACGCAGCAGTAGCGGTGTAGGACAAAAGGTCGATTTAGAGTTTAACATTGATACATTGCGTATTAGTGATTTGGGTGAGGACGCTGAAGAGTCATTTAATCAACAGAGATCGAATTCTAGTACAAGTAATATTATGGAAAAGTTTAAAAAGACTAGTACTATTAAAGACCCTAATGTTGATACAGAAACTGGTGAAATTCGAAACCCAGATCCGTCGCAGGGAACAGCGGCTCCGAAAATTAAAGGAGTAGTTGAAAGCAGTAGAATACGCGCAATGTTGGCGAACTTAAATAGCGAAAAAGATTAATTAAAGGTTTAAAATGAATAAAAATACTTTTTATCTCGATATGGATGGTGTGATTGCTGATTGGAATAAAGGTGTAGAAGATATTTTAGGATATATAAAAGAAGATCCGAATTCTCATTATAATGATGCGGATTGGGCTAAAATTACAACTAATGAGAGAATGTATCGTGATCTTCCGGTTATGGGTAGAGCAGGAGCATTAGTTTCGTTAGCTAAAGCATTCGAAGTGCAGTTAGGATGGGACGTAAGATTCCTTACAGCAGTTCCTAAAGGAAATGATGTTCATTGGGCATTTTGGGATAAGTGTCTATGGGCCCAAGAACATTTTCCAGGGATACCTGTACACTTCGGCCCATTTGCTAAAGATAAATGTACTCATTGTCGACCGGGAGATATCTTAGTTGATGACCGTCATAGCAATTGTGTAGAATGGCGTGCTGCAGGAGGAATTGCTGTAGAAGTACATCCGGGCAAATATGAAGACGCTATTAGTGAGGTAAAGATGTTATTAGCTAATCACCTTGCTCGTGAGCAGCTTGTCGATTAAGCTGCTCAATTGCTTTTATGATCCCATCATGATCGGCATAAAAAGCAAATCCTTCTTGATCGTTGGCGGTTCTCCATTTTAAAAACCAAGAATCGCCTATTTCGGCTGCACAGATAATCCACCCATATTGATTTATAATAGG